ACTTTAGCCACGTTCCACCACGAAATACCGGAAGATTATCATAACAACTAACTATTTAATACATGACCATAAATCCGGTGTCAGTGGTGTACATTGGGATTCGCAAAAACGTAAATGGAAAGCTAGTGCAAAAGTATATGGCAAGCGCATCCATTTAGGAACTTACGCGAATCGTGACGAAGCAATACAGGCTAGGGAGTTATTTTGCCGTGAAAATTACGGTGAATTTAATCCTATTTAATCGAACCAGCTCGACAAGATTATTACGATCTCCTCCGAATGATGGCGGAGAACGAGCGTCAGACGAAGTATTTGCAGGATTACGTTAATACTGAATGTTATAAGGTGATGAAATGAGAACGGAAGTTGATCTGGTCTACTTTGAGAAAGACAGAGAAGAGCGAACGCAGCTCAGTAAATACTATGTATCACACAACAACTTAGAAACAATTCTTGACCAAACACTCCTCATTAACAAAGACCAATTCGGTGAATACACTGCAAAAATGGAATTTGAAAACTTTCCGAGACTGGAGTCAGAGAAAGAAGCGGCGTTAAGACTCGCGGACTGGATGCGACGCATGAGTGAAGCGATAGAAGATCACTGGCAGGATAAGAAACAGTATCCAGAGGCAGTCGCTCTTGCTGAGGTATGGGATGCATTGGAACCGCAGAGCAAAGATGCTGGGTGGCAGGAGTCTGTTAGAACTGAATGTGGAAGAACGAAATAATGACTGAAACAGAAAAACTTCAACCGTGTCCATTTTGTAACAGTGAGCACACAGAAATGAACGCGTATTCAGATGACACATGGTTTTTTGTGCAATGCAATGACTGTGGCGCCACTGGGCCAGATGGCCATGATCATTGTTCTGCGATTCGGGCATGGAATCAAAGAGCAAAGTACACATCGCCACCTCAGAGCAAATGAGACTGGGGTGGCAATGTGTTAGGACGGAGTGTCGGTGAGACTCTGAGTAATCAGATTTGTTATCCTTATACCTGTTCAATGGAAATCAATATGGGGGATTCGCAGCCCACGATGGGGGATTCGCAGCCCACGCTTGTTTTATTGCGGGTAAAACGTTATTTTCATAATCGGGTAAGCCCTGAACATTTGGGTAACGTGTCTGTATATATTTAACTCCGCTAGTTGCGAGAGTGGGAGTAAATCCAAGCAGGTCTAGATATTTTCCTACATCTGATGAATTAATATAAGGTTCATAAGTCAAGTCGAGAAACTGCGCTTGAATGGTTAAAACTCCGGTACTATCTGCACTTAAGAATCTGCGTTCAATTAAGTGCTCTAAATATGCGTCAAGAATATTAGCACCGTGAAAATCAGTCTGTGAATGCGTAGTGCCCACTTGGGCATGGGAAGTTCGTCCGCTTCTCAAAAGGGGAGTACTGGCTCCAGATGGATTTCGTGGGTTTATCCGCATAACCACCTCCAACAAAAACAACATAATTAATTACAGCAATTCCTAAACCCATCTTCACCCAACAACAAGCGAATAAACCTTAACTATTAGTTACCCACTGAAACTAAAAACAATATTTCTTTACCCATTCCTTGAGTGTTGAGTGGTTAAAGCAATAACCCATGCCATCACCCCTTCGGACGTGGTGGCATTTTTGTATCTGCATTTCACTGCGCACCGAAAGCGCCAATCTAAACGTCGAACCTTTATTCAGGTAATGAACCTTTGAGGAGTCAGCTAAGACTGATGCTACTCGACGGGTTGATTTCCTATTTCGGCAAAGGTTCATTACCTAAGTTAAGGATAAGCATCGTGAGTAATATCATTCCATTTGAGTATGACGGTCACCCTATTCGTTTTAACGATGAGGGATGGATTAATGCTACAGATGTAGCGGGCAAGTTTGGGAAAGAACCCAATGATTGGTTGCAACAGTACGAGACGCTGGAGTATTTGTGTGTGTTAAGTCGGAGGTTATTCTCTAATTCCTGTCCTGAGCAGGAATTAGCTAAAATCAAATGGTTAGCAATAAGAAATGCTTCCACACGAGCAAAAATACTCCGGTTAGCAAAAAGTACCGGATTAGTTAAGACGAGAGCTGGTATTTATGGTGGCTCTTGGCTTCATCCTAAGTTAGCTGTTCGCTTTGCTCGTTGGCTATCCGTTGATTTTGAAATCTGGTGCGATGAGCAAATTGATGCTTTGATTCGAGGTGCTCAACCTGTTTTTGATGATCATCGTATCAATGCCATCTTTCTTCTGGATAAACCCGCCTCATGGGAAAAACTCTTTCAGCAACCTTTTTATCAGGCACTAAGCCGAATGTCTGGTCTGCCTTATAACGGACATATTGGTGGTACTCCGTCACTGTTTGGCGCAATTACTTCCAAGTGGGTGTATCAGGTTGTATTACCTGACTCAGTTTATGCAGAGGCCAAAGAAGCCGCTAAAGGCAGCGGGGACAAAATTCACCAGTACCTCAAACCAGAAGCCCAGAAGCTGGTTGAAGAGCAACTGAGAAACGTCACCATATTGGCTAACGGCTGTGTGGACTACAAAGACTTCGAGTCTCGCTGTGTGCAATCATTTGGCAAATCAGGGGAACAAGGCATGCTTATCTTCCCTGTGGAACGGGAATTCAGTTATTCCGCCTTGAGGCATTAGTTTTACTCGCGCCGGGTTATCGCCGTCTGCCTGTATTAGCCATGACATGTTCCCTTTGCATCGAGCGTACAGGTCAGAATCAAAAATAATCAATGCCCTCGATAGTCATTATCAGCAACATCCGCTGTAGGCAGAAGAAGCGGTGTGACAGCCGGAGAGACGGCCTGCATTGCCATCATGATTCATTGAGTCGTGATCGCCATGTAGAAAAGCAAAGTCCGATAATCGGATATGGGATTAACCACATATATAGAGGTCACCATGACAGAGTTAAACTTTGAAGCGATTGGGCGTTGTAAGGTGTTAAGAGAAAAGATAGAGGCTTTACACACGCGAAGGCATCAATGTGTTTATAAGCTGAGAGATGAAACTTCAAGGCTGACATTCAGTGATGGCCATCTGATACCTGAAATTGCCGAGTTTGATAGGGATCTCATGCAAAGTCAGATGAAAGATATTGCCCTTGTGGACAGTGACCTGATGCACACAGTACACGAGTTTAATATCTGGTGTCAGGAGGCAGGAGAACCATCAATAAAACTAAATCCTTCAACTAAGAAAGAGTTGGAGAAATTAAAACCATTGCCGTTCGGTGGTTTTCCCGGCTCTGCGTTATTAAGACGATGATGTGGAACTGCTACGTAAAGATGCAGAGCAGATTATCAATAAGGCCATCAGTTAACACGGGTGGCTTTTCTTTTTTTGGAGAACAGAACATGACACAGAGTACACCAACACAGACCCTTGCTGAACTGATGGATCGCATTAACGGTCGTCTCTATGACGCAGGTATGACACTGGCAGTAGAGAAGAACGCCGAGGCCATTATGGAAAATGCAGAGATGATTTATCAAGTCACAGCGGGCATTCATGTGAAAGAGGCATTCATTGACACAGCGAAGATAAACCAAGCTCAGGCTGACCACATCCGCCAGATAGTCCGTGAAGAGATACGCCAGTTCGTCACCCGTGAGAGCGGACGAGGTGGTCTGTTCTCGAAGTGGTGACGCCATGTCCCAACCCCGTATCTACAACAGCAAATGGAACAAAGCCCGGCTGGCCTTCCTGCAACAACATCCCTTATGTGTCATGTGTCACCAACAGGGAAGAGTCACCGGCGCAACGGTGGTTGACCATATCATCCCGCACAAGCTAAAGGATGCCTTGGTATCCGGTGACAAGCCGGAGATAGGCAAGGCACAGAAGCTATTCTGGGATACCAAGAACTGGCAACCCTTATGCGAGAGTCATCATAACTCCACTAAGCAGCGGATGGAAAAGCGCGGCAAGGTGGTCGGTTGTGATATTAACGGACTGCCATTAGATCCCCACTCACACTGGAATTAATTTCATACCGGAATGAAACGTGATTTGTTTCACCATTAAAGAATAGCAATGGATATTATCGCGGTCTGTATCCTGTCGGGCTGGCGGTAATTTAAAATTGAAATTATAACTAGTGCAATCAATAGAATGGTTTCATTTTGTTACTAAGTTGATGCCAAGGTGAAATCATATTAATAACGCATACAATCATTTCATATTTATGTAGTTGCATTCGCAATGATTACGCAGGGGTAGGGTAAAAGTTCAGGATGATGGCCCCGGCAGACCGGCGCCAGCCCTCAAAAATAACGCTAACCCGATTTTTTTCGTTTTAACCGGAGTACATGATGGCCGAAAAACGGGATCGCTCAGACAGTGTGAGCGCCGAACTTCAAGCCATGAAAAACGCGGCCGCTGATACCATTGAACCGCCTGCCCATGCGGGTCTTGAGAAAAGAGCGGAGCCTTTCTGGCATGACAATATCCGCTCTAAAGCCCTCGATAGCTGGACGCCTTCCGATCTGCTGGCGGCGGTCGAATTAGCCAATAATCAGCTCGAAATTACGCTGTTACGTAAAGAATTACGCAAAAAAGAGCGGGTTCAGGGGGAAGGGCGGGACGAAGATGTCATTAAAACTTTACGTAAGCAGATTGTGGAATGGCAGCGCACCATCTTAGCCCAGCGCCGTGATCTGCAAATCCATTCCCACGCCACCAATGGCGAAAGCCGTGACCAGCGCAAACGCAATCAGAACGACGCCGAGGCACGGCGCGTCCTCGATGAGATGGAGGGGGATGATTTACTGGCTTCCCCGGTCCATTAAGGAGAAAGACTATGACACGCGGTGAACGTGTTATTGCGTTCATTGAACGCTATTGCATTGTGCCGGAAGGCGAACTTATCGGTCAGCCCATGCGGCTGGATGACTTTCAGAAACGCTTCATTCTGGCTATTTATGATAACCCGCACCGCACGGGTAAGGCGTACCTGAGCATCGCCCGCAAGAACGGCAAGACCGGATTAATTGCCGGAATACTGCTGGCGCATCTGGTGGGCCCCGAAGCGGTGCAGAACGCCCAAATCGTTAGCGGCGCCATGAGCCGTGAACAGGCGGCCATCGTGTTTAACCTGGCCGTCAAGATGGTCAATCTCAATCCCAGACTACAGGATATCGTGCATATTATCCCCAGTGGCAAGAAACTGATCGGCAAGCCCTGCAATGTCGAGTACAAAGCTTTGTCGGCGGAGGGCAAAACGGCGCACGGCCTGTCGCCGATACTGGCTATCCTGGATGAAGTCGGGCAGATTGTGGGTCCCCGCAGTGATTTTGTCGATGCCATCATCACCTCACAGGGCGCGCACAAGTCTCCACTGTTGATTGCCATCAGTACGCAGGCGGCGAATGATGCCGATTTACTCAGTCTCTGGCTGGACGATGCGAAGAATTCCCGTGACCCGCACATTGTGTCCCATGTGTATGAGGCCGACAAGGATGCGGATATCCTCGATCCCGACGCATGGCAAGCCGCCAACCCGGCACTGGGTCACTTTCGCTCACTGGACGATATGCGCTCACTGGCTGAAATGGCTTCCCGCATGCCGAGTCGGGAAAACATGTTCCGTAACCTGAACCTGAACCAGCGGGTGTCCATGAGTTCCCCCTTTATTTCACGTAACGTCTGGGAAGCCGGGGCGAAACCGTTAAAGCCTCTGGTGGGACGTTGTTATGCCGGGCTGGACTTGTCCGAATCCAAAGACCTGACGGCGCTGGTGATCATCGGGCAGTCGGCAGATGGCCAGTGGA